TGAACAAGAAGAAACTATGAAAGCTATCGAAATGGGTGCTTTAGAAATAGAAGAAATTTTACAAACAAGAATTGCTCAATGCAGTAGCATTGGAGATACTTTACTTTATGAGCGTATTCTTAACACTGATATATATCCAATTGTTCCATTTACAAACATTTGGACTAATACTCCCTATCCAAAATCAGATGTGAACAAGGTTAAAGATTCACAAAGACTTTTAAATAAGTTATTTTCTCTAACCTTGTCACACGCTCAGTCTGCTGCTGGTTTAAAACTATTAGTACCAGAGGGTAGTGTAGATAATATCAGTCAATTAGAAAAAGATTGGGCTAATCCAAATGCGGTTATAGAATATAATCCAGAGTTTGGTAACCCTTATTTTCCTCAACCTGCACCATTAACTAGTGAGTTTTACTATTTAATAGACAGAGTTGAGAAGTATATAGATTTAAACTTTGGTATACCTGAACTATTACAAGGGTTCCGAGGAGACAATGCACCAGAAACAGTTAGAGGTACAATGCTTCTATCTGAAATGGGTGAATCTAGAGGTAAATCAAAGTTAAGAGATATTGAAGCAAGTCTAGCAATGGTAGGACAAGTTGTTTACAACTTAGCTAAAGACCATTATAGATATGCAAAAACATTTAGAATTGTACAGCCAAATAATGATATTACTGAATTTTCAGTAAACATGAGATTGTATGATGATAAAAGCAATGCATTGTTGACTATTGAAAATGATATTCAATTAGGACAACATGACATTCGCATTATATCAGGTTCAACTTTGCCTAGCAACAAGGTATCTGAATACAACATGTATCTTGATGCGTATAAACTTGGACTGGTAGATGATGTCGAGGTTTTAAAGAAAACTGAAATCTTTGACAAAGAAGGTGTCCTTCAGAGAAAAGGACGTATGGCACAAATGCAACAATATATCACACAGCTTGAAAATCAAGTGAAGAAACTTAGTGGTGATTTACAAACATCTGAACGTGAGCAGGTATCTGCTAGAAAACGTACAGAAGTTGAGAAGTTCAAATCTAATTTGAATGAAATCTCTACTGCTACTAAGTTAAAAGAAAGACAAAAGGTGATGGAATTGGGGAACTTAGTTGACCGTATGTCTGATAATATGGAGGCAGAAGAAAAATAATCTGTGGTTCAGACTAAATCACGGGAGGAGAAAACAAATATGGCAAAAGAACAAGAACAACAACAGGTTGAACAGAAAGACCCAATAGTAGAATCTGCAGTAGAACAAGAAGTTGTATTGCAAGAACCTGCTCAGGAAGAAGGTGTTGAAGCATCTGAAGCTGTCGATTGGGAAGGAGAAGCTAAAAAGTTTCAATCAATGTACGATAAAAAAGTTGCAGAACATGAAAACTTAAAAAGAGATAGTAGTGATTTGATGAACTTAAAACAAGCTCTTGCTGATAAACCAGAGCTAGTTGACGTAATTGAAAGAGGACTTTCAGGAGAATCGGTTGAGGACAAAGGTATGGAAGGAAGTACAACTCCAGATAACTTTGACCCTTGGGACGCCTACTACAAGCCAGACTCAGAATCTTACAAATTTAGAGTAAGTCAAGAGAAAAAGCTTGTACATGAAACAGTAGATAATGAACTAGCTAAACTACAAAATCAAATGGCGATGAATAATTTAAAAACAGAACTTGTAAGCAAGCATAACTTAGGTACAGATGATGCGGAAAAGTTTCTACAATTTGCTACTACACCAAAAGCTAATCTACCTATTGAAACACTTATTAAAGTGTGGAAAGAAGGAGAAGGCAAAGGTGCTAAACAAAGTGAAAACTTAGAAACTGTTAAAAAAACAAAATCAATTCCTAAGCCAGCTGGCGTGCTTCAAGGTGGGGAACAGCCTCAACCTTCTGAAGATGAACAAGTATGGAATAGAATTATGGGAGCCAATAGAAGCCGTAGGATAGCTAAATAACTAACTAAGAGGTAAATAAAATGGCTTTTAATCAAGGACAATTAAAGTCTTCCCAAATTACCGCAGTAGCAAAAGATGCTGGTATAGGACAAAGACCCGACGTTAGACGTTTATATGATTTCTCTGATAGAGTTGCAGAACTCATGCCAGAGGAGTCACCTTTTTTCGTCTATCTAAGTCAGGTTGCTAAAGAAGCTACAGATGATTCTGTTTTCAGATATTTAGAAAATAGAACTGTAACTAACTATACTGCAAGAAACTTTAGCTTAGCAGCAAACGTCAATGGCGGAAGTGCTGTAGCTGCAGGTACTTTATATGACTTTACAGTTGACGACGGAGCTGGAGCTGCTATCGGATTCCTTACAAAAGGAATGGTTATAGCGGTTGCATCTGTTGATTCAACAGCTGGTTATGGACAAGTTTTAGTTAGAGTTGAGTCTTCACCAAACGTACAATCAGCAAACACTACCTTCTCAGGTAGAATTGTTGACGTATCAAATTCAAACGTTTCTGGATATAATGTATTATCAGATAATGACGGATGTCAAATCGTTGGTACATCATTTGAAGAAGGAACAGGTTCACCTGATACTTTCTCAGATACAATTGAAGATGACTTTGGTTATACTCAAATCTTTAAAACAGCTTGTGAATTAACTAACACAGCAATAGCTACAAGATATCGTGGCTACGAGAACGAATTCGATAGAATTTGGGCTCAAAAATTACGTGAACACAAAGTAGACATCGAAAGAGCTATGCTCTTTGGACAGAAAGCTCGTGTAAACGGAGTACAATACACTGAAGGTCTAGTTGGACACATTGTAAAAAATGTAAATCCAATTACAGATAACTCAGCATTTTCATATGATTCAGGTAATGCATACTACAGAAGTGTAGCTCAAGCAGAACTTACATATGATAGATTACTTGCTGACTTAGAGGTTATCTTTGACCCTGCAAGAGGTGGAGCAAGTGAAAAACTTGTACTAGCTTCTTTGCCAGTAATTACATTCTTTAACAAAATGGGCGACGGTGCTTTCATTGACGCTTCTGTTGGACATGCAAATGGACCATACAGAGTTAACATGGATAACGTATCAGGACAGTTTGGTCACCAGTTAATGGAAATCAACACTATCCACGGTTCTATGTTCTTAGTGAAAGAGCCTCTATTTAGAGGTATCGCTAGTGGATTCATGCTTATGGCTGACATGTCTAAATTGGCATACAGACCATTAGTCGGTAACGGTTTAAATCGTGACACTCAAATCATGACAAACGTACAAGCTGCGGATGAAGATTTAAGAAAAGACATGATTATGACTGAAGCTGGTCTTGAAATCACACTACCTGAATGTCACGCTCTATACAATGTGGAGGGATTATAAAATGGCTAAAGGTGCATTATTAGAAAAAAATAGTGGTGCTGGTGGTTTACTATCAAATGTAGAACACATCACTGCTGCAAAAACGCTAGAAGAAAAAGACTCAGGTAAAGTCTTTATGTGTTCTTCAGAAGGTGGAGCTTATGAAATTACTCTACCTACAGCTGCTCTAGGTCAAAACGGAGCGGTGTACAAATTTATTGTACATGAAGAAACACCTACAGCTGATATTACAATTGCAGCAGGAAGTGCTATCATTTCATTGGTAAACAAAGATGCTGGCGGAGACGCTGCTAATTCAACTGCTGGAACTCAAGTTTCTAACGTAATTCTAGACACAACTGCTCAAAGAGGAGATATGGTAGAACTTATGTATTGGAACGGAGAGTACTACGGTCTTGCATTTAGTGGTATTAACAACGGTATTCAAACATCATAATATAGTTATTAGGTACTATGGAGTGGGGCTAACCCACTCCGAAACCTATAAAGAATTTTAAACAATAGGAGAATAAAATGGCAAATTTTGATACTGTAACTAAAGTTATTATTAATGATATAAGCCCAGACGCAAGTACTGTCAGTGGCTCTTTAGCTAAAGAAATCAACGACTATATAGAAACTATCGACGATGCAAAGCTTGTAGCTACAAACGCAGTTATGTTAGATAGAACTAGAGTTGCATTTATTATAATTACTAAAGTATAATGGCTAATTGTCAGCATTGTAATGAGCCAAATCCTGAAGGTATGTTCAACTGCCCTTGTTGTGGCAAAAGAGCACACCCTAATAAATGGAATACTAATTTTGTTATAAGAGAAAACAATTCTTTTGCAACAGCAATTAGAAAAGACCAAATAGATTTTAATAGCATATCATATGATGATGGTATTAAAAAAATGAAAGAAAGTAAGAAAAACGCAAAACCCACACCACGTGGGAAAGGAATAAGGGTAATGTAATGCCGTATCATTATGGAAGTAAAATGAAAAAAGGTAAGAAAAAGAAAAAGAAAGTCATGAAAAAAGGTAAGAAAAAATAATGAAAGTAAAAGCACCTAAAGGTTATCACTTTATGAAAAAAGGCAGTAAAATGTCTTTGATGAAAAATCCTAAAGGCGGATATAAAAAGCACAAGGGTTCTTCATTAACTATGAATTTACCAGTAGTAAAAACTCACGGAGGAAAATAATGGCTAAAAATATACCAACAAATAAAGCTCTTTATGCTAGAGTAAAGGCAGCAGCAAAACGTAAGTTTGATGTATATCCTTCTGCGTATGCAAATGCTTGGTTAGTAAGAGAGTATAAAAAACGTGGCGGCGGATACAGAAAAGGTAAGTAATGGCTGAAGGTGGTTTAAAAAAATGGTTCAAAGAAGATTGGGTAGACATTGGTGCTCCTAAAAAAGGTGGAGGATTCAAGAAGTGTGGACGTAAATCTGCAAAAGGTAGTAAAAGAAAATACCCAAAATGTGTACCAGCAGCAAAAGCTGCTAGAATGACTAAAGCACAAATAAGAAGTGCAGTAAGTAGAAAAAGAGCAAAAGCACAAGGAGTTGGTGGTAAACCAACCAATGTTAAGACTTTTGCTAAAAGAGATGGAAAGAAAGCTAGAAGAGGATAATGAGAAGAGCTATCTTTGGAACTCAAGTTAGACATACTAACGGTAAAAAGAAAACAAGACAAGGCAATAGTGTGAATACTAAATATGGAACTAAAACCAGTAAAAAATATTATGTTAAAAAATATAGAGGACAAGGTAAATAATGGCAACATTTAAAGCACAAGTAGAAGACTATGTAGCAGGTATAGGTGATGACAATGCACTTACTCAGTGGTTGACTGATGGTGCTAGATTAGTTTTAGAAGCATTACCTACTGATAAATTAGAAAGAATAACAGAGAAAGAATTCTTTACTAATACTACTACATCTCAAGGTAAACGTATTTTTGAAGTATTAAGAAAAGATGCTTCTAATAGCGATAGGTTTATGCCTTGTAGAAAATTAAGTCCACAACTATTAGGAAAAGTAGAAGATACAGATTATATGGAAGCTGCTACTACAAGCGACCCTGCATATATAGTATTTGATAATGCTATACAAACCTTTCCAAGTAGTGCTGCTACTTCTGATAGCATGGTATTATATGTTGATACAGGTATAACTGTAGCACACGGTGATAGTTCTATAGATGATATTCCAGATGAAGCTGAATGTGTTGTTGTTTTATACGCAGCAAGAAGTGCTCAGGCATATAAAATTAAAGATGCAAACATAGATGAAGACCCAGAATTAGTAGGTTCTTTGATTGCACAATACAATGTTATTGATGCACAATACAAAGAAAAGATACAGTTACTAGGGTTAGATAAGCTATATGTAGAGAAGGAGCTACCAGATAGACGATGAGTGTAAAAACAAGCTGGACAAAAGTAACATCTCAGAACTTCTTAAGTACAACCTTAAGAAAAGTTACAGTACCTTTAAGCACAGTGTTTAGAGAAGTATTAGAACAATTTAGTTTATGGAACGATGGTAATGTCATGTGGCAAGATGTAAATAGTAATTGGGAGGACCTATAATGGCAGCGATAGAATTTAATGGTAAAAAGATATATTCAAGAG